AATAGTCGCAGTCGTTGCCGCAAGACCAAGAGTCGCAGTCGTTGCCACAAGTCCAATAGTAGCAGTTGTTGCCGCAAGTCCAAGAGGCGCAGTCGTTGCCACAAATCCAAGAGTCGCAGTTGTTGCCGCAAAGGAACTCATAGCAAGAAGTTCCGGTCTTGTTTCCACAGCAAACCGCAAGAGTGAAACTGTGTGAGTTGCCAAAACGGTTGTATGCGCAATGTTCCAGTTCGTGCCTGTATGTGCCGCCGTCCGTTTCAAACCACTTGTATTTGCTAAAGAATACCCCGTCATTCAGAGCATACTTGACCGTTGTTTCAGAATCGTCCACAATTGACGCAATTTCAAGAGCATCCACGCGGTTCTTCTCGCATCTCAGTATCGGGTACAGATAACCTCCCCCGTCAGGGTCATTGCTCCCGCCCTGCAAAATGGAGGCATCGGGATAATCGGCATCCCATATTATATCATTGCTGTCCTTATCCACGTCAAGAACAGAGAATGTGTAAGCCCACTTGAAATCCGTATCGCTTACTTCAACGCCACGGAAACCGCCCTCTATGCCATAATAGCCGTTCAGGAAAGTGCTGTGCCTATCCTCATCTGCCACAGCCGTGACCTTGTACCGCTTGTACTGTATGTTCTTGAAGTCATAGAAGCACTCGTTGTCCCACTCGTCCCTCATCCACCAGACCACGCCCTTTCCGTTAGTTGCATCAGCCCACGCGAAACGCTCCACGTCATTGTCGAGGCTATACTTCAGTTCCCAAGCGTTCAACTTGCAGCCAGCAAAGTAGGTATCCCCCGAATGGATTGCCGCGTGAGCGTTCTCGTTCAGTGTTTTCTCATCATCGGCGGTGACTATCACGTCAAACGCATGTCCCGCGCTCCTTGTTTCAGCCTGCGCCGAGGTCGTCACAAAGTCTGTTATTCGGTACTTCCTGCCCGCAGTCAACTTACCCCCGTCACGCAGCGCCTTGAGTTCCGCCCATGTCACCTTCTGCGTGGGCAGAAGACCCGAAACATAGGACTTTATCTTCTTCACGAGGGCTTTCAGCCCCTCGTCGTTCAAATACTTGTATGCCATATCATCCGCATTTTAGTTGTTGTCCCAAATGTCATTCACCTCCGCGTCAGTGAGGAACGCCGCCTTGTCGAGCTTCGCGTCTATGGCCGCGCTTACCTTCTCTGTATATGCCGCGTCAATCTTCGCCTCGGTTACAGCCCCGTCCTTTATCTTCTCGGTCACGACGGCATCGGCGGCTATCTTGTCCGCAGATACGGCGCCCGCCCTTATCTTGTCGTTGGTAATTGCCCCCGATGCAATCTTTTTTCCGATGACATTGTAGTCCGCAATCTTCGCTGAAGTTACAGCCCCGTCCGCCAGCCGCGCCGTGGTTACGGAGCCGTCAGCCTCAAGCGCACTCACCCTCCCCGCGAGAGCCTCAATCTCCGCCTCCGTGTCCTTCCCGAACGCCACGCCCAGCGGCAGCAGATGCCACCCGTCATCATAGGTTATCACGGAAAGTTCCTCGACCTCAACGCCCCCGAAATCCGCGTAAGCCCCGCGCTCCACCGCAAGATAGAAGGCGCGGACATCAACCCCAAGCGCGGGCGTGTCGGACGGACGCACCGCGCCCCCGAACTGCCAGCCGTCGCCCAAGTTCTCTATCAGCGCAAACAAGGCGTCCTGCATTATCTGCCCCGTTATCTCCTGATTGCCGTTCGGCTTCACCACATCGGCAATGTTCCTCTTCAGTTCCCCGTAGTTCATGATTTACCACATTAAAAGATACAACCATACGCACGCCTGCACCGCAAGCGCACCGAAACAGGTGGCCGCCCAGTCAAGCAGGTCGAACGCCCCGTACCGGCAATAGTCCACGACCTCCTTCGCCAAGCCCGCGACAACCCCGAAAATCCACGCATAGGGCGCGGCAAGCCCCCTCAGAGCCACAAGGCCGACAACCGCCCCTCCGGCTATGAAGTGCATGTACTTGTCAGCACCGAATCCCGTGAGCCAAGCCCACAACTTATCAAACCATTCCATATCCTCGTCATTTGATGATTTTTCCCAAGTTCTTCACCACCGTGTCCGTGCGGAACGTCAGCGTCACCGAAGCGTAGTTGCCCTGCTCCAGCCACTCCACCTCGATGTCCGCGTCGTCCGCGTCATACTCAATCCTCACGCCACGCGAGGTGTCCCATATCTTCACTATGTCGGACACGGGAACGAGCCGCAGCGCGTCACACAGGTACTCCGGAGCATAAAACGTGAACCTGTACGACTTGCGCGACGTGCCCTTCTCCATAAAGAAATACCCGTCACGCTCGTCCCCCTCCTTCTCAATCTCGTACTCCGGACGGCCGACCGCCGTGTTCAGCCACACGCGGTTCACGTACCCCTCCGAATATGGTATCTTCCCGTCCGGAAGCAGCAAGTCCGAAACGTCGTTCCATTCCATGCACAACGCGGGAACAGCCCCGTAGGTGAACATCTCCGAATATAGGGAATAATTGTTCTCGTCCGTGAGTTTCAGATAATATGTGCCGTAAGGACAGGTCAGCACTGGAGTTCCCCCGTCGTACCATATAATGTCCACGTCGCCTACATTCTCCACGTGAAGGACGGAGGCCATCACGGAGGATATGTCCTCGGCGTCCGCCCCGTCCGGCGACAGCACCTTGACGCCGCCGACGGGCGTGACTACGCGCCCGACCTCATGGAGGGTGGCGGTCTCCTCCCCCTCCAGATAAGCCTGCATGTACATCCGCGTGGTGCCCGCCGGAACGTTGATTACACCCGTGTACGGACTGCCCGCCACGTTCGGCGTAAAGGCGGCGAGCACCGCCCCGTCATCATCCCGACATACCACGTTCACCGTTTCCACGCCCAGCCCGGCCACGGGGGCGGGCAGGCCACTCACCCAGTATTGCGTGGTGGTCCCGTCTAACGTATCATAGTCGTTCACCCCCGAGGCCGTGTAGCCGCCCGGCTCGAATGCCTCCCCCGTGTTGTCAAGATAGCCGCTGAAATATGCTCCGACATCTATGTCCGCCCCGGCCTGCGGGGTGGTCGAGGCCGGACGCATGACCACGAACGGAAGCAGACGCTTGTCGCAGCGCAGCGGGAACACGTCCCCGAACGCCCACGGCAGTCTGCACTCCTGCTCCGCCAGACTACCATAGAACGGAAGCGGTGAAAGGTTGTTATTTCGTGTCTGTCCCATATCTCAATGTAAGTTCCTGAAACAAAGATAGCAAGTTTATGGCATATGTGTTCACGAGGGCACGCCCCTTTGTTGACAACACGCCCTTGTACGGGTCGAACGTCTCCTCCCACGGCAATGACACCTCCTGCTCCATGGACTTCTTCACCGGATACATTCCCGATACCTCGTAGGCCTCGCGGCTCTCCCCGTCCCCGAAGGCCAGATTCCTGCACGGGTAGTCCGCGAGATACCACTTCCGCTCTATGTAGTGGAACGCGAGGCGGTAGTTCTGCGGGGCGACATCGTCCGCTGACGAAGGAATCTCCACGCGGTCGAGCCACGAGGTGAGGTATATCTCCGCCGTCACCGTAGTGGCCTCCGATGCGGCCAGCTCGTAGGAGACATAGGCCGTGCCCTCCGGAATGATGGCGACCATGCGGCCGTCAGACTTCTCTATGAAAGGCGAATAAATGAGCACGCTCCCCGCCCCGTCATAGCACCGCATCCATATGGCTGCGGGCAGTTTCCCGCCTCCCGCAACGCGCAGATGCACCTGCGCAAGCCCGTCCTTATCAACGGGATAGCGCAGGAGAAACTTCGCGGTCTCCTTATGCCCCTTCAGCGTCTGACGGACGGGATAGCCGTAGCCGTGCAGGTATTCCTGCTTCGCCCCCAGCAGCGCGAAGCCGTCCTTGCCGAAGTCCTCCGGCGAGAGCAGCATATAGTCGAGGTCGGAGGTGAACGCCTCAATCTTCACCTTGTTCGTCGCGCTCTCGTTCACATACTTCGCGAGGCACGTCACCGCGTCCCCGTCGAACCAGTCCGTGCTCTCGTCCTGCCACCCGAACTCATACCGCTTGTACAGTTCCGAAATGTCGAACTTGAACTTCGCCCGTCCGTACTCCCATTTCTTTCCCGTGCGCGGGTCTTTCGCGTTCCGTATGTCATACGGGTTGCCGCCCGAGTACGAGCCGCCGTTGTAGAACCAGTATATGTTCTCTATCCGCAGTTCATAGTCATCCTCGTCAACCTTTTCCAGAAACCAGTAACAGCGGAACACGTCGCGGAGCATGTCGAACACCTGCCCTATCGTTATGTCCCCCTTCTGCGCCCGCTGCGAATAGTTCGCCGTCAGCACGTTTGTCTTCGGGGTTATGTATATGTCCGGCGGAGCCTCGACCGGCCCCGTGTTCGTGCCGTAGAAAAATTCGCTGAAGGACTCATGCGCCCTGAAGTTCGCTGTATAGCCGCTGTCCTTAAATATTGCCTGCACAAGCACGTTAAGCACAGCATCCAGGGGATATGCGTCCTTCAGCTGCACCGTGTCCCAGTACACGTAGTCGAAGATGCTCTGACTGAAGTTGAAGTACGCCCACCACGAGTACTCGCCCCATGTGGTCTTGCCCACCGGATAGAGCGGCGCGGTGATGCCCGACGAGGGCGGGAATACATACTTCTTGTAGTAGTTCACGTTGTCCGGCGCGAGCCCCCACTCCGTGGGCGACGCGCTGTACTCGTTCGTGCCGACAAGACCCACCATTGACGCGGAGGGGACGCTCACGTAGTTGTAGTTCAGCGTCCTCGCCACTATGTCCTCCGTTGGCAGGTCGTACTTCGGGCTGTGGTTGGCGTTGTTGTGCACGATACGGCAGTACATACCCGTGAAATATGCGCCCGTCTTGCCCCCATAATAAAACACAAAACTCTCAGTTGCGCTGAGTGTTACAACAATAGAGGTGGGAGTTGCGTGGGAGTCAATCTGGAGTGGTGTCCATATAGAACCATTTTTTTTCTCCAAAGACGAAAGCCCCTCAATCCCGTATTGTCCCCCAAGTTTCACGGAAACACGCCAATTATTAAGGTCATCGGAATATAGATAACCCGATGCAATCCCCTTAAAAGTCTTCCCAGAAAGTTCCTTAACCGCGTCCGGCAGGGATAAGCTATCGGGAACAACAAGGCTGCATTCACCGTCAACAATATTGAAGTAATACTTGCTCACCAAGTCGGAGTGGCTCGCCGTCTGCGTCGCGTCCATCTCGAAGTAGTCGCCGCCCATTATCGCGGTGAGCTTCTTGTCCCCCTGCCTGTAGTACTGCCAGCACCCGCGCCTCCGGTACTCTATCACCTCGTTCCTCGGCGCGAGCCCGACGAGGTTGAAGGTGTCGTCAAGATGCGCCTTCAGCCACGAATAGGCATCATCCGCCTCCAGCTCCACCTCAATCTTCCTGTTGTCCTCGTCTATCTCGCAGTCCGTGATGACGAACTTCCCGAAGAACTCAATGCCGCTCCGGTTCAGACGCACGAGTATCTCGACGCCCCGCTCCTGCGCCATTATCCAGTCGTAGTCCGTGTCTATGAACTTCAGCGACCCCGACAGCTTCTGACCGAAAGCCATCTCGCCATCTTCGCGGCTGTACTCCACCGACAACTCCGAATAGCGGGGGTGACACTCTCTGAACGTGCCGCCCCTCAGACCCATTGTAAACGTTATTTCCTCCTTCATAGCCTATGACCTTATTATCTTTCTCGTGTGCCCGTATGTCACGACCCGCGTGCCGTCCGCAAGCCGCGTCTCCGTGCTCCTGCCCATGGCCTTCTTCATGTCGTCGTGGAAACGCTCTATCGCGTCCGTGGAGCCGTCCACGCTTATCTCCAAGCCTCCGTCGCCACGGAAGGCGTTCCCGTACTTCTGCTCGAACACGCCAGCGTTGAGCGCGTCCACAACCGCGGGGACAAGGCTTCCGTACTTCCGTGAACTCCGCTTGTTGATTATGGCGAGGTACTCCCCGCCCTCCGCGCGCCTCTCGCGCCCGTCCGGCATCGTCCCCAGCGGTATGTCCCTGCCCGACTGGTGCGAGCCGCCCGAGAGCAGCTCCGTTCCGCCCTGCCCGTATGTCTGCGCCGTCAGACGGCTCGCCTGTATCTTCGCCGCCGCGAACGCCCCGAACATCGTCGCTATAAGCCCTATCGCAATAGGAACGCCCACGATTGGGATATAGGCGACACTGCTGAATATGTTTGCCGCCGCGGTGATGAGGCTCATCACCTGCTGCACCGTGTTCAGCTTCTCCTGCGCCTCCGTCGCCGCCTGCTGCTCCGCCAACGCCTGCTCGTTTATCCGCTGCTTCTCCAGATACTCCTGCTGCGCCAAGGCCACGTTGTTTGCGTAGCCGTTGTTCCGCGCCTCAATCTCCTGGTCTAAAGTGGACTTCGCCGCGTCAAGCTCCCGCTCCGACTGCTCAACCATAGTGTCCGCAAGTTCCACGCGAGCCTCCGCAAGCATCTGGAACTGCTCCATTGCATAGTTTACCGCCTGCTCGATGGCCTTCGTCACCTTGCCGAACTGCTTTTCCTTCATAAACTTCTTCAGTCCCCGCATCCACCTGTCATAGAATATCTCTTTTTTCCCGTCCTCCGAGGCCTCCTTCTTCAGCAGCGCAATCTCGTTCCGCAGGGTCTCCACCTCCCAAGTGGTCTTCGTCGCGTCCCTCTGCCATATCTCAAGCACGCCCTCCTTATATTCGATTTCGGCCTGTCTCAACTGCGAGGTCTGCGCGTCCTTGTCGCCGTAGGTCTCAAGCCTTATCTTGCTCTGCTTCTGCTGATACTGCTGTTGCAATCTCTTCTCGGCGGTCTTGTCCCCCCATGCCGTCTTGCCGAGCGACGACTTCAACGCCTTCTTGTCCATGTCGTCGAGAGCCTTCGCGAAGGCGTTGGTCTCCGCGTCGAGCGTCCGCGTGAGGTCGCCCACCTGCGAGTTCAGCATCTCGAACCACGCATCCGCAATCTCCTTGTCCATTATGAGGTTGAGCGACTTTATCTGATTCAGTATCGCCTGCTCCCCCGCGAGGGTTATCTCCCGCTCGCTCTCCTTCAACGCCCTCTGCTCCGCGAGGTAGGTTCGCAAGTCCTCAATCCTGCGCGTGTACTCCAGCCGGATTGTCTCCGTCTCCTTGAAGATGCTGTCCTGCGACGCCTCCAGAGCCGCGTCCTGCGCGGCGCGGATAAACTCCAAGTCGCGGTTGCGCACGTCCTTTCCGCCGCCACCGCCGCCCGAGCCGAATATCTTCGACAGGTCTAACGCATCGGCGTTCCTCATCATCTCTTCAAGCGTCACCTTCATGGACTTCGTCTCCGCATCGAAATCGGCCAATGCGTCCGTCGCCTCCTGTATCTTTTTAAGCCTGAACAACTTGTCAAAAGCCGCTCCGGGCGCGGCTGAACCACTCTTCCCCAGCTTCTCAACAAACTTGTCATATTCCTGCTGCGCCTTGCCAAGTTCCCCCACAAGCTTCACCCGCTCCGCGCCGGATTCCCGCTCGGCTATCTCCCCCGACAGTCTGGTGATGGAATTGAGCTTGCCCTGCACCTCCGCCTGCTCCACGAGAAGGCGGAGGAGAGCTTCCTTGTTGGCCAGCAAGTCCTCGGTCGTGGTTATCGCCATGCCAAGATATTCAATCTGCTCCTTCCACTGCTTGTTCACGAGGGCAAGGGCGGCCGCCTGCGACTGCTGCGTGCTTTCGGCGTTTCCGGCCACGGATATGTAAACCTGCAACTCCGCTATCTGCTCCGAATAGCTCTTGGCAATGTCGCCCGCAATCTTCGCCCTTTGCTCCGCGACCATGGCCTCCGTCCGTACAAGCCGCTCCTGCGCGACTTTTGCCGTGTTCAGGGACTTCACGAAATCTATTATCTCGTTGCCATATTTCGAGAGCACGGTGATGCCCACAACCATCATCGTCTGCCAACTGACGAGAGACTGGAACGTCTGCATCAGCGCAGTCTTCGTGCTGCCCATCTCCTCCTTCACGCGCTTGAACGCGTCGGTGAATATCGGCAGGTTGTTGGAAATGGCGAGGAAGAACTGGTTGAACGACATCGCCAAGGACGGTGCCTCGCGCACTATCTGCTGCGTGGCCAAGCCAAGGCCGTTCAGAGCCTTCGAGTAGTTGCCCACGTCCAGCGTGTGCCGCCCCGTCGCCGCCTGCAACGCCTTCATCTTCTCCATCGTCGCCTCCGCCTGCTTCTGCTTGTCGAGCAGCACCTTGTTGTTGCTTATCTCCTCCTGCGAGTACTTGTTCAGCTCAATCTTCAGCCTCGTGTACAGCGCGGCGAGGCGGTTGTAGCTCTCCTCCGCCTGCCTCGCGTTCTGCGAGTTCTCCAGCTGCGCCTTCGCCTCCGCCTTCATAATCTGCTGCAACTCCGCAATCCTCGCCTTGTACTTCTCAATCTCGCGGTTTCCCGTGACATAGCGGTCGTTCAGCTCGTCATACTTCGCCTTCAGCCTGTCAATCTCGCTCATCTGCTGCGCGAGAGCCTTCCCCGCACCCCCTCCGGAGCCGGAGCCGAGGCCGTTTATCGCCGCCTTCATCTGCTGACACGCCGCCACTATGGCCTGCACGTCCCGCTCGTAGGTCTGACGCAGCGTGCCGAGTTCCCCGATGAGTTTCTGTATAGCCCCGTCGTCTATGACGAGGTCACTGTACTTGATGCTCTCCATATCACCTTTTCCTTGTTCTTGTCCTCAACTTCTTCATCTCCTTTCCCCTTTTCTCCAGCAGCTCGTACGCCGAATAGTACTCCGTCACCGTCATGCGCTTCGCGTCCGCGTGCAGCTCCCCCGAAATGTAGAGGCACATGTCCTCATACTGTCTGTCAAACTTCACCTCGAACTCCCCGTTCCACCAGCTGCGCACCTCGTCGAAGAGCCACATCTCCCCCTCAATCCGCCTCACCTCATCCGAGGTGTCACGCCCCTCTATTATCCCGTCAAGTATCGCGTTGCACCGCCTCCGCATCAGCGACTCATACTCCGCGTCCGCGCTGCCCCCGAACACCTGCGGGAAATACGCCGTCAGTTCCGCGTCTATTTTTTTTTTCACGCCCACGAGCCACCCCGTCAGCCTGTCCACGCGAACCTCCGAAAACATCTCCGCAGTCTTCCTCAATCCCTCCTCCGAGAGGTCGTCGCGCGGCTTCCCGTCCACCGACTTCACAAGCACCGCGAGCGCGAGGCTCCTGCCGTCGAACCCGTCCATCGAGAGGGCTATGGACTGACGCAGGTTGCGGAGCTCGGTGTCGAGGTCGTCCCGCTCGCCCCGCGTGTTCAGTTCAATCAGCCGCCCTATGCGCCTGTCCACGGAGGCCATGTCCCCGCCCAGACCCGAATCTATCAGCATATACTTGCTGAACTTGTGAAAGCGCGTCACCGGCATCTCGTCCGGCGCGTCGTAGAGCACGACTCTATGCCCGTTCACCTCTATCTCCATAGCCAAGTCACTTAATCATCCTACAAACCATAGTCGCCACAAAGGCGGCAGGAACCCAAGCCAAGGAACCCGTCATCAGCCACCCGATGCCGCAGAAAAGCACGCACGTCCACCACGACATACAGAAGCCGCACGAGGCCATCTCCGCCACAACGCGGCATCCGTGCACCTGCAACCATTCAACTATGCCCCATTTCCCCAGCAGAACAAGCGTGTAGGCCGCGAACGCCCCCGTGATGACACACTTGTGCCACAGCGTCACGAAACAGGGCGAGAACCCCGCGAAAACCGCCAAGACGGCAAGCAGGACTGCGCACCGCAGCGCGTATGCCACATGTTTCCTTATCTTTTTGCCCATAACATTTTGTTTTTCACAAATATAGGGGATTTAGAACCAAAAACGCCCAAATCCCCCACATTTTTACAAACATTCGTCAAATTCCGGCCGCTACACGTACGGGTTGCAGTCCGGCTCGACATAGCAGTCCACTCCCACGCGGATGCCCGCGAAAGGATGCATCAGCGCATACGCTGCCGTCTCGTCGAACGTGAACCCCTTGTACACGCTCGCGGGGCGGTCGTAAATCTCGGCCACCTCGCAGCCGCCCGCACGGGAAAGCGCGTCCAGCACCTGCGACTTCACGCGCTCCGTGTCCCGCAGCTCCGCGTCCACCTTCCGCGTGTCCCACCACACCACCACCTGCACGCGGGCCTTCATCCGCCCGTCCGTGCACTTCTGCGGCTCGTCAAGACAACAGAAGGAAAAACTCCCCATCATCCGGTCTGGCAGCAGGTCAATGTATTCGTTGCCGCCCACCCACAGATTGGGCAGGATATACTTCTTCCCGTCAATCACCCGCGTGATGCGCTCCGCGAGCCCGAAGGCGTGGTCAAGCCAGCCGAGGTTCGCCCCCAAGGCCTTCTGTATGTTCTGCACCGCCTTGTCGAAAAGGTACGGGTGCGTCTTCAATGGTATTCTATCCATGATAATCACTGCTTTACAAAGTCATAAAGTCTCTTCGATACTGGTTCGGCCACTATGAACGCGGATATGTACTCAAGGTCGTCCTGACTGAAGCCGAGCACCTCCCCAAGGTAGTGCGAGAGCAGGTAGTCCACCTTCTCCGCATCCCCGTCCGTGCTCTCCACGCGGAACTCCTCGCCCCCGAACACTATCCGCAGGCTCGCGTGGAACTCCCCGTAGTCGTACAGCGTCACCCTGTCCGTTATGCCGCCCCGCTTCCGCTTGTATGACAGGGTATAGGGCGTGTAGAACGGGGTTATGGCGCTCCCGTCCGGCGCCTTCCCCGACATGAGGCGGTCGCGGTTCAGCTGCGCTATCTCGTCGGCGGCCCCCTCGCACTCGTCCCGCACCCAGTCCGGAATCGCGTTCTCCAGCCCCGCGAGGGACGAGGCCATATCCTCAAGCCGCGCCGTCACGTCCATGGCTACACGCTCCCGTATCTCACGCCTCCCGTGCGGTCGCACAGGCATACGCGGTCAAGCCCCTTCGTCTCCACCTCCAGCGCGTCGTACGCCCTCCGCAGGTCACGCCCGAGCCCCCCATGGCCGTCCTGCCCGTTGAGGTCATACGCCAAGTCGAGCCGCGATGCGTTCGTCTGGTTGCGGTTCACCCGTACGTTCGGGTTGTTCATCAGCAGCGAGAGCACGTCCGCCGCCACCTGCTTCTGAAGCACGGACGCGAACATATCCCTCTGACTGACAAGAACGTCCGTGAGGTCGCACCCCACCGAAACCTCAAGATTGATTCCGTAGTTCAGCGTGTTCGTGTAGGTGTTCCGCGCTATGTCCCAGATGCCGTTGTCGTCGTTCAGCTCCGAACCCTCCACGAAGAAGGGCGAATAGGCGGCATACCGCGTCACCTCGCGCCATACCTGCACGGAACCCACGTTGCACGTCCCGCACGGCTCCCTGCTCCAGTCCTTGCTCACGTTTATCCCGTAGCAGCCCAGCGGCAATTCGTCCTGACGGTAGGTCACGTACCACGAGCCGCCCGCGTTCGTCTCCCCGATATACGGAAGATACACGTCATCGAGCGAAAACCACCGGAACGAGCCGTTCCCGTCATAGTGAAGCGTCCTCTCGTACACCGGCCGGACCTGCGACGAGTGGTATATCCTTATCGTTATGTCGGCCGACTTCGTGAACTGAAGCCCTATCCGCTCAATCTTCGTGGTCACGCCCATGGCGCGCACCGGAAGCACCTCAATCCCGACGAGACGGCCGTCGTTGTCCGTGCTGTTGGCCATGCGCCCCGCCCCGTCGAAGAGCGTCCTGCGGCTCACGAGCGAGCGCGTCTCCCTCGCCAGCTTCTTGCGCTCTATGAACGTAGTCACCACCTTTGCCACACCGTCGTCCACAAGCTTCATCATGTAGGCGCTCACGGGCGAGAACCGCGTCCATCCCTTCGAGAAGTCGTCGCTGTAGTCGTCGTTGAAGTCCGCTGGCGTCCCCGGCTCCACGCCCCTCTGACGCGCCAGCGAGCACCACGGCTCGCCCTTGTAGTTCACGACGTCGCCACGCTCGTAGGTGCGTATCGGGTTGTATTCCGGAAAGCCGCTCCCGTAGTTCTCCGGCATCACCGCCTCCACGTTCGCGGCAGTCACCAGCGGGTGCGCCCCGTTGTAGTAGAGGCCGCTCTCGCTCTCCCCGAGCATCGCGTTCACGTCCTCCGGAAGCGCGGTGTCCCTGTCCCAGCCGACGAGCCTCCGCCACGCCTCGCGTATTTCCCTTAGTCTGTACATTTCATCTCACTTTTATGATTATAAAAAAAGGCAGGGGACGGGGACAAGCCCCGCCCCCTGCGGCTGAAAGAGAAAAGAGGTGTCTTTCCTTCGTCGGCTTACGCTCCGGCCTCGGCCTTCGTGCTCACCGTTCCCACGACGGTCACAGGGGTCGCGTAATTTGTGCCCTTGTCGATAGTCGCCTTTATGATTGGGTTCGGGTTGCCCTCCATGTCGTTGTTGTAGGCCACCACGAATGCCACGTCAAGGCTGAACCCGTAGTAGTCCTTCACCGCGCAGGTGAGGTCTGCGGATGCCGCTCCTGCGATTTCGCTCTGGTCGCCCACCGCCTGATAGTGGTGGAGACCCACAGGCATTCCGAGACCGAGGTCTACCTGAAGCCACTCGTGTCCGACCTGCGTCTGCGCCTGCCTTGCGCTCTCGCGGTCAAGACGGGTCACGAGACCCACGTTGCCCTCCTCAACGGCATAGAGAGTGCCGTACTTGCCGGAGGCGTTGGTGATGTTGTTCGTGAAGTGGAAAACCTTGTCGGCATACTCCAGCTGCCTGTTCACGTCGTTGTAGAAGCCGTGCTGGGCGAGCTTGCGCACAAGCGCGTCCACGCCCCCGTTGCCCACGATGTGCACCTGCCCGTCGTAGTCGTTCGCCACCATCATCGTGGCCACGTCCTCAAGGATGTCCTCGCGCTGGTTCCAGTCCGCAGGGATTGCGTTGCCCGCAGGAGTGTAGATGAGGGTGTCGTTGAACTTCTGCGTCTTGTTCGCCTCAAGAGCCGCAACCGCAAGCTGGTCAAGCTTGTTGGCAAGAGCCTTGGTAATCTTGCCCATCTTCCTGTTGAAGTCGGCCTCGTAGCCTATCTCGTTGTTCGCATAGAGCGAGGGAACGATTGTGAAGCCCACGGAAAGGGTCGAGAACGCGAGCGTGTAGAGCGCGGAAGTGTTCTCGTTGTCGGCCACCACGCAGGAGCGGGATGTGGCCACTGTCACGGTGTCGGTGTCGAACACCGGAATCTGGATTGTGTTGCCCATGGAGCCGAGAGCCTTCGCCTTCAGCTCGGGGGTGATGATTGAATCCGGAGCCTCGGTCTGCCTCACGAAAAGGTCGAGGGCGCCGTAGCGGCTCGGACGGAGCGTGTTCTTGCTGAACCTCGGGTCAGCGATACGCCAGTTCTGTAGTCTTGTTGCAAGTAAGCTCATAATCTTGTACTTGAATTAAGAATGTTAAACAAATTGTCTTTCAAGGTCTTACCCTCTGACCCTTTCATTATTGCATCGGCAGTGACATCACGTTGTTGTCCCTCCACGCGGCGTCCCGCGCCTCGGCGAATGCCGCCGTTCCGCTCACAAGTCCCTTTGCGAGCAGGTCGGCGACTATGATGTCATCGGCCTCAGTCCTTGTCTTCGCGCCGGAAAGCGACACGAGGCGGCTTCCGCCCTGTCCTCCGGCATTTCCGTTGCCTCCGGCTCCCCCGTTGCCCTTCGTGCCCTCGTCAAGGGCGCCGAGACCGCGAAGATGCTCCGCGAGCAAGTCCGCCGCCCCGTAGGGCTTCAGCATGTCCGAAGGGTTCACGGCAATCTTCCCGTCCTTGTCGCGGAAGACGAGCGTCCCCTCCTCGAACGATGCCGTGTACTTGTCCTTAATGGAGTTCACCGCGTCCCTGCGGAGAACGTCCACCATATTTTGTGAGTAGTCCGGACGGAACTTCAGCCCAGCGGCCGCGCGCTCGAACTCCGCGTTCACGCGGTAGTCAAGCATCTCCTTCTGATGCCGTTTTTCCGCTTTCTGCGCGTTGGAAAGGCTCTCGGAAAGAGCCGCCTTCGTGCTTTCGAGGTCGGTCTTCAGCTGCGCAATCTGCGAGCGCGTCTCCTCCGTGCCCCCGTCCGTCAGCATCTTCTGATACTTCGCGTCCAGCTCGTCGTATTTCGCCTGCAAGCCCGCGTTCTCGCCCGCCTTGGCCTTCAGAGCCTCCGCGCTGCGCCTGAGGTATGCATAGGTCTTCTCCGCCCCCTCGCGGGCGATTCCGGTGGAAGCCGCGATTGTGTTGTCAAACTCGCGGTAAATCTCGCCTATCCGCTGCCCTATGACCTGATTCTCGTCGTTGCGCGACAGTTCCACGAGCGCGTTCACCTGCTCCTCCGAAAGCCCGGTGATGTTCCCCTGTATAAGTTCGGCCGTCAGCATGCTATTTCCCTCCCTTCTTCGTCTCGTCCTTGGCCTTCGGCTTGTCCTCGGCCTTGGCGGTCGGGTCGTGGAGTATCTCCACGTCATAGCCGCTCTCGATGAGGTTGCGGTAAAGCCCCGCGAAGCCCTTCTCGTCGAACTTCTGCACGAACGGGCGGCTCAGTCGCGCCGACGTGCCCATGTCAAACAGCTTGCGCTCCAGCTTGCAGTGATAAAATCCCCTCTCGTTGTCCTCAACGAGGTAGTTCTCCGCCGTGATTTCAGTCAGCGGCAAATTCTTTCCTTCTCTCGTCAGCATAATTCAATAGTGTTTTACGAATTGTGTCAATCTTTTCCTTATAACCGGACTGCGCCCCGAAGGCCACAATGTCCGTGTTCTCCCTCTCGAACCGCGACACGTAGTTCGTGAAGTCCATCTTCAGGCGGAGTTCCCGCTCGTCAAGCAGACCCTCCCTGTAAAGGCTCACCGCCTCGCTCACGGTCAGATGCCTGTACGGCTCTATTTCCGAAAGCATACGCATCCGCGCCCTCATTCTCGGGTCGCTCCGGTAGTCGCTCTCGACTATCTGCCTCTGTATCGCGTCAAGCTCGCTCTCGCTCGCCCCCGCCTCCTTCGCGGCCTTGTACCTCTCCCGCAGTTCCGTTCCGGAAAGGGTGAAGAAGTCCGTCCCGTAGTTTATCGATGCGCCCAAGAAAGCCGAGCCGTACCGCAGGCGGCATATCGTGGAGTCCACGAACGTCTGTATCCGCTCGAAGCCCACCTTCACCCTGCGCAGTATCACGCTCTTGCTCTCGAACTCCGCGTCTATCTGCTTGTCGTTCACCGCGCTTACGGAGAGTATCGAATCGTCCGAGCCCACGGATGCGTCTATGATGTGCCTCCGCAGCCTGTCCTCCTCGTCCACGTTGAACTTCAGCGCGTCCACGTCCGCGTCCAGCTTCTGTATCGGGTTGCGCAAGTCCGGCTGCCCCTCCACCGGCACGGGCACCTCCACGAACGAACCCGCGCCCGTGATGCGCTTCGACGCGCATACCGGACAGCGGACAAGCCCGTTGGCATCGTACACGTAGTGGTCTGCCTCGTCCACGAGATAGCCGTGCGAACAGTGGCGGCCGTTGCCGTCCTCATAGTCGCACTCAGGCTCGTAGCCCGAATAAATCGGATATGCCCCGAATAAATCCAATTGTTGCTTCGACACGTGGAAGAACAGCCACCAGTCCAGTGCCGACAGCTGACGGCTCACCGGAGACCACTTCAGCCACGGGCGCTCAAGCGACAAGGGAACGTTCCAGAACCACGCGCACGGGCAGTATCCCAGCGAATGCTCCCTCTCCGACACGAGAACCCAGTTCTCATCATACACACGGTACGCGCCCCCGTCTATCACCACGTTGCGCTTCCCGTCACGGAACGCAGCCCACAGCACCTCACCATGCAATCCGTTGTCGTAGTTTATCAGACGCTCCGGACTGACGAAATAGAAGTAAGGCTCCGGCCTCCAGTCCACGGGCGTCTCCGGCATATCCACCACCACGAGACAGTCGATGTCCGTGCGGAAACGCTCCCAAGCGTCATCAGCCCACACCGACGGCTCGCGCAGCACATCCCTCCGGTAGATGTCCCAGTCGGAGGCCGCGTTCCCGTCACTGAACTCGTAGTTGAGGGCGGCGTTCTTGCCGTCAAAGATGCGTGAAAGGCGGTCGAATATCACGCCGCATATCTCGTTGCTCGCCACCGGATAGCGGAAAAGCGAGCAGAAAAGCCTGTACTTGTCGTCCGGTATGAGGTTCTTCACGAACGCAAGGAAGTCCCTCCGCGCGGGCGAAGCCACGTTGTCCGTGACCTCCGTCTGCACGTGGAAGCGGATGCGCTCCTGCTGCCGCACCATGTCGGCAATCTCGGAGTTCCTCCCGCCCCTCCTTGCCGCCTCAGCGGCCTGATATGCGTCGAACCTTACCATCCGTGAACTCAAATCTCTCGTCGTCAATAACCCAAGCCGGATTCGGGAGGTTCAGCATCCGCTCCGCCTGCACCAGCGGGAACTCCTCCCGCCAGCCCTCGCGCGGAGCGTGCATCCGAACCTTCGTTATCCTTGCACCCATGACAGCCTCCGCTAAAGGTCACGCGCGTCAAACTCGCACGCCACCACCTTCAGGTCGTCAGACCAGTTCGGGCGGAACGAGAACTGTATGGCGTTGCTGTCCGGAGCGTCGAATCCTCCGAGGGTCTTGTCGCCTATGAACAGGCTCTCGACCGGAATCGGGAAGTACGTCCCGTCGGCCTCTCCGGCAAGCGCGCCCACCGCGCCGTTCTCGTCTATGAGGTAGACTCCGAGGTTGTGCGCCCGCGATTCGCAGACGAGTTCCTTCATCGCCTTCACGATGCTCTGCGGAAGCCTTCTGAACACGGCCGTGAACGGGGTCGGCTCGGCTCCCACAATCTCCTCGATACCACCGAGGGAATCGTTGCCGCCCCCGAAGGTGCGGGCCGCACCAGCCTCCGCAGACGGAGCGTTGAGGAACGGGGTGACTACAACCTTGGTGTCGTCAGTGGCCGCGAGAAGGGTGTCCCAAGACGCCTTCTTCGTTATCGCCTTCTCCGTGGTGAACTGGTTTGCGGTTCCGGCGGCCGACTTGAGCCTCTGGAACGCGAGTTTCTGAATCTGACCGAACGACTCACCGCAGGTGAACTTCGGTATGTCGGGCAGCGCGGTGCCCAGCGGACATTTGCAAATCATGTCAATTACGTTTTATTCGTTAAACTTCTCCCCTCCCTTCTCCGTGGTCTCCCACAACCGCAAATATACACCATTTCAGTTCCGGAACGCCCCTTGTAACCTCCAAGTTATCAATATTCAGACACTTTCAGTGGCCGAATACACCCTCCGTATGGGAAACCCGAACCGCCACCGGAACAGTTTTTCCTTAATCACATATTCCTTCGGTATCAAAGCCGGACATATCTTCACGTCCTCGACAATCGTCGCCCCGTCCGAGCAGCGTACATACTCAAAGTCGCAGCGATATGTCACCGCCCTCTGAACGACCTTCTCCACGGTCTTCGTCTTCGTCTTCAACTGAACCTCCACCGCCTCCGTGATTTCGGGCACAAGTTCATACGCCACCTGCCTGCGGAGGAACATGATGTTGCCCCTCTCCTCCTGTTCCAGAAGGTATATGTACCTATCGCGTTCTCGGGCGGAATCGAACGTCTCACCCTTAAACACAACTTTTTTATTCCCATATTTCGGTCTTTTCATATCCCAAACTTAATTTATTCGCCTTATGCCTTTCGCCTTTTCTGTGCCCGCAAGTTCACGCAGGTATATCTCAGATAACACGTCTTCTATATCATCGTGTTTATTCGCTCTAAAATCTGAAAGAAAGTCCCGAAGATGCCGAAAGGCATTCTCCCACCTTTCCTCCCATCCCGCGGGAAAGACAATTTGTTCATTCACATAGGGCGCATACGTCAGTATCTTGCTCTCCTTATTCATCTTCTGATGGAAACCCCTTAACTCGCACCGCGTTTTCCGCATAATGTCCTTACGGAACTGCTCGCCGCCGTTGTTGCCCTCTATCCAAGCCCTCTGCGTGTTGTTCCGGTTCAGCATCTCCGGAATAAGCGTTCTTGTCACCTCCGTTCCTTTCTCTGTGAATATCATATCTGTCACAAGCGCGAAATAGAACGGCTCCATCCTCCGCGTCCTCGCGTTGAAACGCCCGTGCGCACTTCTGTACACGTCATAACATATAGAGCAAGTCATATCCTTTCCAGAATCCGCTGGGTCGGTATAGTTGCCCCTCCGGACAAATACACCCCATTCGCCCTTGTCCGTGTAGGTCTTGAACGGGTGATAAAGCAAAGCAGATACGTCCGATGGATTCCCCTGATAAAGGCACGCAAAGTTCACTGGGTCAAGCAACCGCTCCCGTTCCATCTCTTCCTTTCCGTGTCTTTCCGGCCACAACACCTCGCCCTGTTTCCGTGGGTCTATCTCTGTCGGTGCACCCTCCTTTACTGCGGGGAAGTTAACCACCGCCCAAGCGTTTTTGGGGAGCCGGTCAAGTTGCTTCCACGAGGTTATCTCCACGCATTTCTCCGAATCTTTTATACGGCCAATAATATCGTCCTTATGCCAACGCGTGAACACAATCAACTCACGCCCCCCGTTGCTCAGACGTGACCGCAGCACGGACGTGTACCAGTTCCACGCCAAATCACGCACAAGCGGGGAATTAGCCTCCGCGTGGTCTTTATAAAGGTCATCAAGGATAGCCACGTCCAAAGGCATACCCGTTAACGAGCCACCACGCCCCACGGCACGCACACCGCCGTTACGCCCCACCACCTCCGTCACCGTGGCGTTGCAGGCATAGTCGCACTTGCCCTCTATCGCCCGCGACTTCGCTATCTGCGTCAAAGGAAACAGCGCGGCATACTCGTCCGACGCGATTATCCTCTGAACGTCCCTGTTGAACGTGCTCGCGAGGTTGGCGGAATACGAGCACACCCCTATCCGCAGGTCTGGATTCAGTCCCAGCAGGTACGCGGGTAGCAGGCGAGATGCGAACTCCGACTTGCCCACCTGCGGCTGGCACGACAGTATCACCCGCCGTATCCGCCCGCGGGCGAACCGGTCAAGCACCTCGCAGTAAGTCCGGTGAAAGTCCGTCATCTCCGTCCTCGGCTTCACGTAACGCGCGAAATACCCGAACTTCCTGCGGCTCATGTACGTCACCAGCGCGTCCGCCATCTGAGGCGTCATCCTATTCTCCATCTTCCGCCTCCTTCTCCACGACCGCGCCCGAAGCCGGTATCTCACGCCTCGCGTCAAACAGGGCGTCCGCCATCTGCGCCAGCTGCTCCTCCGGTATGTTGCTGAAGTCATAGCCGCGCGCCGCTCCCCCCTGACGGGCGGTCACGTCCACCTGCACCGGACTGTCCACGCCCAGCAGCTTCGCCCTCCGCTCCATTATCCGCAGCAGCACGTCAAGATACTTAGGATTCCCCACCGAATCACGAACCGTCTCCGTAATCTGCCCGTCCGTGTTCCTCGTGGTCACGCGCTTCTCCCTGCTCTTCAAGTAGTCGAACCACGCCTCCTTCTCCAGCAGGTCGAGCTTCTCGCACTCCTTCGCCACCAACGCGTCCATCCCGCCCTCCTGACGCAGCAGACGAACCTTCTTCCCGAGAATAACCTCTATGTCACGACGAACCACGTCCGCGCTCACGCGGTACTCCAGACCATTAGCCTCCGCTCCCCTGTTCACCTCATCCGCTATCTCTCCGTAAGTCCACCCCTGCAAGTACCTCCGCATCTCACCCACCTCGTCACTCTCACGCTGACGCATGCTCCGCCCGCCGCTCGTCACCCTCTGCAACGAACCTCGCTTGCGCCTCCTCCGACCCATTCCCACACTCTCCCCCTCCGAAGACTCCTTCCGGTACTTCCTCAAGTATTCCTCAACCGCCTTTCCCATAACTTCAAAAATTTTCAAAATCCCCAACATTATATATATAATATAAACAATTATTTATAAGGGTTTATATTATATATATAATCACATTCGCGAGCGAATGTGGCTTAAGCACTTAATCTATTTATTATCAATAATTTATAACTACACCACACCCATAACTCAATTCCTCATTTTTTTATCGCAAATTTTTCGGGCGACCTTTCGTGCCTCCTCCTCCTCCTCCTCCCCCCCCCTACAAAGGTACTCAACAATTCCGGATTCGCAAGAGCCACGGAGGGCAAAACGATTTTTCCGAGAAGACAGGACAGAACAACGGAAAATGTAGTCGTAATATAGTCGTAATATAGTCGTAATGTAGTCTTAATGTAGTCTGGTCGGGCTGTGTGGTGTAGTGGCAAGAGTAGAAGATTTTATATAAAAGGCGTTGAAATAGTTATAAATGTAATTGGTTGAGTTATAAGTATATAGGAATAAATATGAAAAAAATGTATAAAAAATGTACAAAAAAGTTTGCAGATATAAAAAATAATTGTACCTTTGTAATGTCAAACAATTAAATACAATTATGAAAGGTTATATTATTACTGCGCGTTGCGACGCCTACAACGCGCCCCGGCACAACGCCGGAAGAGAGGCGGCCATTGATTTCAACGGCGGAAATGTTGTCGAATGGATAGCCGATAGCAACTTCGGCTACGGCTACAACCTTAACGAGGCGCGTCGCGTCCTCCATGGCTATGCCCGCGAGGACAGTCTCAGGAGTGGCGAGCCCAATGGCCACCGGTTTTTCTCGCTCTCGTACGAAAGCGATACCGTTACATACGAGGCTATCCCCGTCGAGTGCTGGGAGGTAGAAGGGCGGAAGATGGTTTTCTACGCCCCCGACACCCCGGAGGCGTGGGGGTGGACATATGGCCACTCGCGGCGCGTGGATTACGGCGAGTTGTCGCCGAATGATTTACGCGCGTTCGGCTGCGCCGTGAAATAGAAATCAATATAATATATTTATTTACAATTAGATATGAAGACAATGGCGAACAATTACAGCGCGATGTGGAATGCGCTGTCGCGTCTGGAGGAAACAGCCGACGCGCACGAGATATTATATGACTTGTGCGCGTATCTGGGCTCCGCGAAAACGCGCGGGGCATTGGCGAAAATAGCGGAAAAGTACAACGTAACATTGTAGTATGATGGCCAACTATTTGTGTTTAACCAGAACCGCCGCCCGCCGCGCCGCCTTCGCCGTGGCGCACATCCGAGGCGGTTATGTATATTGCCACCTCGTGGCGATACCGCACGGCGGGCGCACGCTGCCCGCCTTCAGCGTGCGTGATGCTGACAATGTCGAAATTGCGCGGGTTGCTTTCTTCAAATGATTTTCCGCCGCCCTCGGGCGGCTTTTTCGCCTCGCTCCTGACAGAGCGGGGCGGAACTATTCTACAGCTCCGACAACTTTCGTACAAGCGCGAAAAACGCCATATAAGCCGCTGAAATTCCGCAAATGTACATTTTGCCACGCCCGTGTGAAAGTGGCGGAAATAGGCACTTTAGGCGGCAAAGAACGAAAGCGCGGGCAAAAGCCGCGCAATCCGTGAAAGGGTTGCACGGCTCAAGATAACAGGGGCAAAGGCGGCTACTTGCCGCCCTCGGGGCTGTCCGGCTGTCCGGCTGTCCGGCTGTCCGGCTGCTGCCTGAACGCCTTCAACGCCGCGAAATAGGCGCGGAAAACAAGGGCAATCGGGACGAGCAACAACAGGAGGGGAGCGAAGCACCACGCCCATGAAATTAACAGCAACTGAAATGCTTTCAAAGCAATGAGAGGAACGCACAGCACTACAGGAGGAAGCACCACGACGGCAACGCCGCGCAGTACAACGCGCCTTTGCCGCCGCTTCAGCGCGGCCAGTTGTGCCGCTATGTCCTCGATATATCTTCCGTCATGCGTATCGCGTGCGGTTGCGCCCGCGTCCGTGGGTGCGTCAGTGTTTTTCCGCCCTCTGGTCATCCGTGAATTTTTGTCCGGGTTGCCGGAGGGTGAATTTTTAGCCGTGTCCGGCCTCCGTGAATTTTTAGGCTCCGGAGAGGCCTGTGAATTTTTAGAGCGTTGCATAGTCCGTGAATTTTTAGGGGGCGAGCCGTGCCGTGAATTTTTAGACCGGAAGGGCTGCCGTGAATTTTTAGATGACAGTCCGCCCCGTGAATTTTTCAGAAGCCGGAGCGGGCGTGAATTTTCAGAGCTTTCTGATTTCCTCCTCGATGCCGGAGCACCTTTCCCACGCGTCGCGCAGCCGCCAGTCGTATCGGAGGTTCTCGCGGAACTTGGTCACGTCATAGTAGACGATACTGTAGCTCCTGTGCGAGAACCGCGCTATGTCCCCGAGCTGTGCATTGAGGACTGTGAACGCGAGGTAGTGGAAGCAGGAACGCGCGGCCACGAGCTTCGCGGTGCGTTTCCTCTCAAAAAGGTCGGGACAGCCGCACGCCTCGCCCACGAGCCGCGCCATTGTCTCCATCCTGTATGTCTCCCATACTTCCATGCCGCAAAGATACGGATTTTCCGCACGTCGGCAAGGAATGCCGTGAATTTTTAGACGGAAGGGCGGCGTGAATTTTTAGGCATAAAAAACGGAGGGTGATTTTCTGACGAACCGCCCTCCGTGAATTTTTCGGAACTTTCAGTATTTCTCGCCCCCGTCACTTTCGGAGGCGTTGAGTATCAGGAACGCGAGTGCCCCGAGCCCCGTTGCCGCGAGCGCGCCCGCGATTGCAAGAATCCAAAGCCACCACATGATTCAGCCCTCCGTCCCCTTTGTCATCTTCTTGTGCGCGGCGTATTTCGCCTTTCCGCCCCTTCCCCACCGCGCGGCCATCTGCTCGAAGGTGTCGTTTATGTAGCAACAGCAGTCCACCGGCTTCACGGTGCGCTGCTGTTCCGACAGGGAACTTGTCCTCGCGTATTGTCCGTCAAAGTCCATGGCCGCGCGCGTTAGAATGGCAGGTCTTCATCGTCCTTCGCGGCTGTTTCCGCGTCCGTTTCCTCGACAGTCACCTCCGGAGCGTTGGCGGGCATCCCCGCGTTTCCGAACGGCTTGAGGCCTCCCAGTATCGGCTGGCCGTTGCGTTCCTCCTCCGTCATCCTCTCGCGCTCGTTCTTGCCGAGCGAACGCTTGACGAGGTGGGTGTCCCCGAACTTGCCCTCCTGCTTCAGCTCGATTGCCGCGAGGTCAATGTACGCCGCGCCCTTGTCCGAACAGAAGATGCCGTTCTTCTCCACGGGGATTATAACGCAGTTCTCCCCGTTCACCTTCCCGAGCATCGCGCCCGAAAGCTTCTTCAAATCAATCTTCAATGAATAATTCATGACTTAATAAAATTTAATGGTTTAATAAAAACGCCCTTTGTGGGCTTTGTTCCCGTGGAGGCGGTCAGGCCTCCGAGGTCGTGCTTAAAGGCAAGTGTTCCGCACGGCCGCGCAATATGCACGGGGAAAAATAAATACATATCAAAATAGCGCAGCGGTCGTTTCCCAACGGATGATAGTATGCTGTGTTTTTTTGGGGCAGGACTTTCCCCGCCTGCCCTTCGGGGTATGTAAAGTTACAAAATTTCTTTCAGAAAGGAAAGTATTTTATAGCCTTTTTACCTTCCGGTGCTGCCGTATCCTCCGGCTCCGCGCTCGGTGTCGGAAAGGTCATCGGCTTCCTCAAATTCGATTTCGGGATACGGCAGGATTATCATCTGTGCAATCCTTTCGCCCTTGTGATAGCCCCCGTCATTCTGTAGGAACTCGCGGGCATCCGTGATAACGAACTTTGCCGTAACCTCGCCCCGATAGTCGCTGTCAATCACGCCCGCGGAGTTATGGAGCATCAGCGGCTTGTTCGCTATCGAACTTCTCGGGAATATCAGCCCCGCGTGTCCCTCCGGAATCTCAAACGCGAGCCCCGTGTGGCAAAGTAGTTCTTGTTTCGCCCAATCGAGCGAAATCTCTGTACAATACAAGTCAAACCCAGCGTCTGTCTTGTGCGCCTTTTTAGGCACGACCGCATCCTTGCTTAATCTCTTGATTCTCACTTTCATATTATTGCATTCTTGAACAACTAATTATTTCCTCTATGTCCCAGTATTCGCGCTTGACTTTCTGTATCGCTTCTTCACGCGAGTTGGCAGAAACCCACACCTTCGCGAGGTCGTCGCCTTTCGGCTTGTAGTAAACTTTCCAGTCCATAATCAATTCTTTTTAAGTTTTTCAAATACCCGACGGACATCCTTTGCAGGAAGCCTCATCAGCTCATCGTGGGTCATATACAGCCTGTCAATATACTTCGTACATAGCAAGCGTATCATCTCCGTCTTTGTCATCACAGCAGCGGTTTAGCGGTTTCCAAGAGGTCTTTGAATGTATTTATAAACTCATTTGCCAGCATTGCATAAGGAAATGAAAGTCCGTTTACACTATGATGAACGCTCTTCACATAAGGAGCGTCATTGCACACAACCACCTTATGATACATATTCATATAATCACAGTCCCTCACCCAAGCATTCCGCAGCTGAATCAGCTTCATGTAGGCAATGAAAGCCTCACAGAGTTCTTTTGACATTACGGTTATATCCGAAACAGCACTCCTTGTTGATTTCATTCTTAACGGGAAAACACCGTGGTTGTTATCAATAACATACTCATCCTCCGTAATCGGATTCTGCTCACAGTATTCCTCCCAAGACATCGGTCTGTCGTTGGAGTTGTACCATTTAAGATATTCTTCTTCTCTTTCTATCCATACTCCTCCACCAATAGGCCAATCAAAAGATGAACGAATGAAATTTTCATTAAAAGATATTCTATCTCCTATATTGTGTTTGAAAGAGTTCTCGTAAAACTCATTCTTCCATGGCTGCTTGTCGAGCCATCCTAAAATCTGTTCCTTTGTTTTCATATCTTAAAATTGTCTGCTAAATCGTTAAATCCAAGAATCCTCAAAATATTCTGCAATTCATGAACTGCGGAAAATGAAGCCACAGAATCACCGTGAATATATTGCTCGTGGCTGTCGCTAATATACCAATGCTCCTGATTCTCATCACATGAAATATGCAGCTCTTTAGGGTTCTTATAATATCCCGCAAAGTACTTTTCAAATTCATTCTTTTTAAGAATGTTTGAAGTGATTGGTATCTGCCCGACTTTATCTATTTCTACACAGACATTGTCGTTTAATGTACCGATTGTTACATAGTGTTCAGAAATTCCTATAACCTTGCCGTAACGAAATTCCGTTGTTGGCGTTTCAAATTCTACCCAATCACCCAACATTAACTCGCTTGCTTTCATAACTCTATTTCTTTAATTCATCAATAAGGGCATCAGCAAATTCAACTGCGTGTTTCGCCTCGCTTTCATAAGATTTTCCACAGTGGTTCGGATTGGAAATAAGGGCAGCCAAGGTGTCCCTTGCAATTTCATACCTGCGCTGCTCCCAGTCTATTGGATTGATACCGTTTCTCTGCATATATATCTCATCCTTTGAGTGCTGTTTGCAGTACCTTGTAACTGCCTCCATGAAATTTTGTTCAAGTATCGTCATAACTTAAATTTCTACAGGTTCATCGTCCCAAGCGATATGTCTTCCGATGAGTTTTTCATCGGCATCAGAAGGGAGTGCTATTCCATATTGGGTTAAATTATAGTCACCATTGTAATACCAATAGGACATTTCGTATTCTCTTATGGGTTTCTCATCGAATATCCTTAACCCCATTTCTGGGTTATCCCATAAGCCTCTTGCTAACCATGCCATAACCTTACTTTTTAGATTTGCATAAACGGGTCCAATGGGCGTAAGAACGGTTGCTTTTCAAGGTCTGAAATCCTGTCTTTCAGATTCTTGATTTCATTTTTTATTTCCTGCTTGTTCATAATTATTCCTCCCACTCTATCTTCTGTTCCATTACAAAGTCAAATTCCGGGTGCATCTTCTTATAGTTCAGGAACTCTTCCTCTGATTCAAATGTTCCTATGCACCTATGGGTACTTTCGCCGACATAGTATGCCGCGACCCACAGCTCATGCTTCTCCGAAGCGAAGAAGAGGTCGATTGCCGTCTCTTCTACATTGCAATATCTGCCATTCTTTGAATAATAACGTATATGCTCAGTCTCCCCGTAAGGAATCAATGCGACAACATTAAATCCATCAGCAGCTTTCCTGTCTATGCAGATTATCCTCGCGTCGTCGCCCTCCCTTGTGACCACTCGGCAAGACGGATTTTTCAAATATTCTTTGATTGAAAACTGTTTCATATTATTTCCTCCTTTTACATTTGTAATTTCCGCAAGCGACCTGCTTCGGGTCTCTGCTCCTTGAACAGAGTTTCGTTTCAAACCATTTGCAGGACTTGCATTTCTTCCTTTCCCTGTCTGTCAGAGCAACAGCCGGATGCTTTCGTGGGCGAAAATCCCCGGATGCGTCCACTCTGAAAAGTTTATGAGCCAACTCGCTGTACATCTTAGATATGTCACTCATCTTTAACAAGTTTAATGTCCGTCACATTTATGACGGCTTGCGCAACTCGTAGTCCTGTGTGTCTATACTCAAGACTTCCGGTCACATGAACGCATGACATCGTTCTGAACGGGCTTTCATTGAACTTGTCGGTCGGCATCTCACAATAATGAATGCTGTAAGTCCCATTGCCCGTGGGAATCCTTACCCCGATTGTTACGGTGTCGTCCTTGCTGACGAGTATCTTCACCACCTCGCCTTGAACTTCTATCTTGTTTATGTATTTCATAATTTTTACAACTTAACTGACATCCCTAATGCTTCCGCAAAGTCCTTGATTACTTTTACCCCAAGTTCCCGAAATATCGTCACTGAAGAGGTGTTTCCTGTCCCGTCGGTAACGAACAACGAAACTCTGTTATTATTATGAAGTACAAGTTCGATGTACTCCTTGTCAGTGGACTTTTCACCGACTTTCCAACCTATGTGCTGTTCCATCTTAAAAGTTATAAGTAATACTTCCGGTCGATGTCCTTATTTCAAAACATTTCGCGCCCTTGTTCTTATAATACATTGCCATGTCATGCTGTTCGTCAGCGAGCATATCTCCTACTCTTTTTCCGTTATAATAACTGTCATCTGACAGTGTTACTTTTCCCGTAATTGTCATTATAAAGCAATTTTGTAAGGTTTATTCTTCAATGTTGGTCTCTGCTCTTCTATGAACCTCCGAATGTCCTCGATGTCGAGGGGAAACAGGGGGCAGTACCTGTATGTGAACGTGCACTGCCACCTGCCGCCGAGCATCACGTCAAACCTAATCTCCCTCATCATCGACAATCCTTGTGACGATTATTTCCGTCATCTGCATATCCACGTTGTTCACATCGACGTACCTTGTGTACTTCAGCCGTCCGACGACGTGAATCCACGCGCCCTTTTCGATTTTCGCGAGGTCTATGCCGTCAGATGCGAATGCGTGGCAGTCGTGCCACGAGGTCTCCACGACCGGATAGTCTCCATCACGGTATGTGTGTATCGTACACAGCGAGAACCGCACGTGCTCCGTGTCTCCGACTGTCTTTCGCAGGACGCTTCCGACTTGTCCTGCGAGTTCGACTTTGTTGATTGTTTCCATATTGTTTTATTATTTTATTTTCTTAAAATCAACACTAACTGAATACCAGCCGTTGCTTGTCCCGCACCAGCGAATATCCACATATCCCTTAACTGTCGCGAGCGTGTAGAAAGTCCACATCTTGTATTCATCGTCCTCCGGACTTTCCGCATCCGAAATCCTCTCCTCCGCAACAAGAACGGGCTGCCCTATCAGACAATCCGCATCACCGAAAATCTCCTCTACTTCAACGACCTCGCAACAATCCTGCTCATGAGCCATTGCATAAACAGAACCGTCATCCAGCACGAACTCAACCGAATCCGAGCCTTTTTCAAGACCACAAATCTCTATAATGGTCTTGCCTTTCAAGTCAGAAAAACGCGCCATCATTTCAATGTAAACTTGCTCACATACTCGTCCGGAGCCACGTTCACGGGAAGCCATTTTAGCCACATAAAAACCTTTGCTGCCTTCTCCGGAGTGTCGCACCGGTCGGCATAGGTTATGAGCAGGCGGAGGAACTCGTTTGCATCCTGCCTGCAAAGGTCGTAGTTGCTCTTGTCGGGCAGGCAGTCTATCTTCACCTTGTCGACATAGAGGTCATACCGCCTGTGAAAGTCCTCGGCCGCCTCCATCATCAGGCGGTGCGCACGCTTCACCTCGTGCTTCAGCTCCCCGCCCTCAATCTTTTCTATGCGATACTCTATCTCGCGCAGGAGCATATCCAACGCCTCCGTCAGCGCGAAATATATATTGATTAACAGATTTGTAAGATTGTGTTTCATAATTGTCTTTGTTTATGCAAAGGTACAAACAATTTTAATAAAAGCAAATGTTTTTTACTTTTCAGAACAATTCAAGTTGAGCAAAGCGGCATTCGTCCGTGCGCCTCGCATTCAGGACGGCCAGTGCCTTCCTGTTAAGCGCCACCTCGAAGCCGGCGGTTATGTTGCTCCCGCATCTTTTCCGGAGCCAGTCCATGCCGGCGCGGATGCACTCCTCGCGTGTCGCGAAATACGGCGGGCATGTCATGCACGGACTCACGCCGTTGACATGCGTTCCCCCGTAAATCCACCCCGCGGGGCACTGGGCGACTTCCAGTTCAATCATCGCCCAATCCAAGTCGCTAAGACTTGACGACAGCACCTTCTCGGGGTTCATGCATACGCCATAGACGTTGAACACGAACCTCCCGCATGTCATGCCTATCTCATCGCGTCTGCTCTTCATAATATCGGTGTTATTTCAGATGCCTCCATTTCCTCAACGGCAATCCGTCGCGCCTTTTCCGCGTTCTTCGAGCCTTTGTCGAAGACAGTCGTGACTGTGCACCTGTCCTCGCTGGCGTCATAGAGCAAGCCGCTCAGGTTGTGCATCAGCGCGAGCCAGTTGTACTGACGGAGCGCGCTGACGTTCCGGAAACGGAAACAGAGCACGTCGAACTCCCCGAGGGGCGCGCCAAGTATCCTCTCGTACTGGGCGCGGAGGCTGTTGTCATTTCTTGCCATCTTCGTTGCATTCAAGGCTGTAGCGCGCGAATCGCTTGCCGTGTCTCTCAATCATCTCCGTATCTATTCTGTGCCCCTCGTTCCGGAGTTCCCATATCCTGCCCCCGAGCCGGAGGCATCCGTAAAGGTTGAGGGCTTCGAGCGGCGTTATGGACTTTCCGCTCTGAAGATGCGCCAAGATGCGCAGCCTCTGTGATTCAGTGTTTCCCATAATCAAATGTTTAATTAAGTGTTCCGCGGAGGGTGGAGGATTCGAACCTCCGGAGGCTTTCACCCCAACAAGTTAGCAACCTGCCGCAATAGACCGCTCTGCCAACCCTCCGTTGCCGTCTGTTCCGGCCGTCACCCCGTCTGTCCGGAGCGTCCTGCTTGTAAATGGTATCTTCAGAACCGCGCATCACTGCGGGATTTCGTGCGGACGGGAGGACTCGAACCTCCGTCTCCCAATCGCGTGCCAGCCAACCGCACCGCGTCCGCATCCCCCGTCTTTCCGGAGCGTCATGTCAAACAATTATAAAAATTATGAAAAACACACGCGCTTCACAGCGGTCATATTCCCATAAAGTTAAAATACTCTTCCGTGACTTTCCCCGTCCCATCGCAGTCGGGGCAAATGTCGGGCGTCATCTCGTCCGTGTCGGACTCCGCGTTCCGGAACTCGTCAGGGGGCATCTCGACGAGCTGCCCGTCCACGTACCCCGTAAATATCTCGCCCTCCCCGTTGCAGCGCGGGCAAGTGAACCAGCGCACTCTCATATCTCGCCCTCCCCCTTTTCCAGTTTCTTCCAGATACGGGATAATCCCCAGCCACACAGCCCACAAGCCGCCAATGCGGTTGCTTTTATCGCGGCAAACTCCGCTATACTTAACGGACGCTCGGGCGTCTCGTCCCCCGCAAGGAAACAAAACGCCACAAACCCTATTAGGGCAAGTGCCCAAAATAATATTCTATAAATCCGTTTCATAATAAACTAAAAATGCCGCGAGGTTTCGTTAAAAGTGACGGCTTCCAACTACTCCCTCGCGGCTATGCTTTCTCTCTTCCATTCGTTGCGGTTGCCGTCACAACCTTAACACGATGCAAAGGTACAACTATTTTTCTTATCTGCAAACTTTTTTTATTTTTTTTCACTTTTTTTGAAAAACAGCGGTTTCATATACCCTATTATAGGCATATTCTTTTTTTCCTCGTCCGTCAGCGTGGCTGCCTCCTCCTTGTATATCTGACGTTTGATAAGATGCGTGTTGTTGAAGCGCATCCTGCCGAGTTCTATCGCCTGAAGGTTCTGGTAAAGCCCCTTGTCGCCCTCGAATATGGAGTTGCCCTCTATCGGGATGAACACGCCACGAACCCCGTCTCTCTCCATCACCTCCGCGCCCTTGTACAGAAGCAAGTCCACGGTCATTGAAAAATCACTCCTCATATACTTGTCCTTTTTACAAAGATACGAAAAATCCGTCAGAAAAGGGTCGGCTTCCACACCTCGTTCGCCCATTTCTCGTGCAGATACAGCCGCTCCGTCACTTTGCCGTCCGAGCCCTTTTGATTCGCCAATACAGCCACGGGCTTCTCCCATACCGGAATGAAGTCCTCGGGCATACTGTACTCCGAAACGTACACGGGGAACTCCGCGTTCCGCACCCAGTCGTAGAACGCATCGTGGTCGAACGCGCCCGTGACATAGCCGTCCGCGTCCTTGTACGGAGGGTCGCAGTACACCACGCCCCCGTCCTCTATGGGCACGTCCCGATAGTCGGTGGAGTACCTTTCCAGCCTTTCCAGACTTTGCAGCCTTTCCAGCCTTTCCAGCCTTTCCAGACTTTCCAGCCTTTCCAGACTTTCCAGACTTTGCAGACTTTCCAGCCTTTCCAGACTTTCCAGCCGCCCTTGTTTGAAACGGCAGGACTTGTAGAGCGGGTTGTTTAGCAGCATCTCCGGCGTTCCGTTCGCCTTCAGCCACCGCACCACGGCACGCCCTATCTCAACCCTCCTCGCGCTCCTTTCCTCAACCCCCGAGAGCGCGGCTCGGCAGGAGTCCACGACCTCTGGGCACAACTCCGAAAGCGGCGCGAAGTCACCGAACACCACGGCATGGTGCAGGGCGCGCTTGTAAGGCTCTATCCCGCGCCCGTACAGATAATCTTTCCCGTTGTTCCCGAAACTCCAGCACACCCGCACATAAGCGTCCGCGTCCTTCAGCGAAAGGAAGTCCTCGCGGCTTATCCATCTGTCCTCGTTCCGGTACTTTCCGTTCGCCGCGTTCACGAACAGCTCCGCCATGTCCCCCTGAAGGTCGTTCACCACGAACCGCTCCCATCTGCCCGAAAGCATGGCCGCGTGCGTGACAGCGCATCCCCCGCAGAACAGGTCATAGAACACCGCCCCCGACGGCAGGTGCGCCGCTATCTCGGGCGCAATCCTCGACTTGCTGCCCCTGTATGGCAATCCGTATCTCATGCGTTGTCCTCCATCCATTTTCTGAAACCCTCCACGTCAATAGTAGGCAATCCAAGGAAGTTCAGCCCGTTGAACTCTTCAAGAAAGCCGCACGCCTTATCTATCAGCATAGCCCGCTGTATCTTCAGGTTGTCCTCCCATTCCTCATTGAGAGCCTTCATCTCTTTCGCGTCAATGTCTATCTGTTCCATTGCGCCCGCCCTATAGGCGCGTCTTGCCGCTTTCGTGGAAATGTCCTCGTCCACCTCCGGAGCGTGTCCTATGTAGTCGTCTATCCTCTTGTCAATACAGTCCATATCTGGTAATTTACTCGTCATTTACTTGAAATTTACTATGTAAAATTTAGATTTTTTTAGAAAAATCCCCGATAACGCGCTTATATACAATAATTTGCATAATAAGTAAATTTTCATGCTTAATTGTGCATCAGTATGTCGTACACCGCGTTGAGGTTGCGCCTTATAAGCGGCTCAAGACAGAGAGCCTTTGCCCGCGTGGTTTCGTCGAACGCAGCCCAGCCGTTCCAGATGTCCGCCTTCACGGGCTTCCGCGCTTCCTCAAGCGCGGCAAGCATCAGCGGGCGTTCCTCCGCCTTCGTGGGCGCGAGCCGCAGCCCTCTGTCACGCAAAAAGTCGTACGCCCTCGCGAGGTTGCACGGGATGCCCTCGACCCTGTGCCCCCCGTTCACAAGCCCGTAGTATCTGTTCAATAAAACCCAGATGCTCTCCTCGTTCCGCCTCGCTATCGTCCCGTCAAAGTCAAGACGCATGTTCCGGTGCTCCCTGTCCCATTTGCGCTTCTCCGCCGCCCGCTCGTCAGAAAGCAGGTACATCTGCAACCACTTCAGGAAATTCTTGACGGACACGGAGAAGTTGTCCCCGTACGTCCCCTTCGTGCCCTCGTCTATCACATACTCGACCTCCTTGACGGTCAGTGCCCCGTACTTGGAATAAAGGCTGTCGCAAATCTTCGTTACGGTCTTGTCGCGCCCCTTTTCCTCATTGCCCCCGTAATTGGTCACGGCCTCGTTCACGCACGCCGTCAGCGCGGCCGTCAGCTCATCCCGCGAGGTCGCGGCTATCGTCCGCGTGTCCTCCAGTGCCTCCCTTATCGTCATGGCTATTCGAGTTTGAAGTTGTCCGCAATTTCGTTCAGCCCCGCGAGCCGCAGCACGTGCTGCAATTCGTGAACATAACGAGCGCGGCCGTTGCAATACCTGAAGCCCTCCTTGTACACGCTCGCTGTGCCGCACGCATCGACGGCTATCATCGTCGGGCAGTCGGCATCCGCATCGCGCACCCATTCGGCGGTATGCACGCCCCTCTCGAATCCGTTGGCCTCCAGCATCGCCGCCGTCAGTTCCACCGGATTTGCCGTGCCGTCCGCAAAGTCGCGGTCTCTGTACTCCCACGGGTCGGCCTCGTTGCCCTCGAAGTCGGCATACGCCCAGCCCTCTCCCACCGTCACTATCCGCATCGGAAAGCTGTTCCCGTCCTGAATCCAGTCCCCAATCATCAAGTCTCTCGCTTTCATAATCATAATCGTTAAAATGGTAAATCGTTGTCTTTCAGATATTTTTCGTATTCGGCCTTTTTCCGCGCATCCTCGGCAAGCCTTTGCCGCTCCCGTTCCTGCCATTCGGCATACTTGCGGTTGTATTCCTCCTCCTCCCGTTGCCGCCTCTTCTCGGCCTCGGCCTTCTGCCTTTCGGCCTCTGCGCGTCTTTCGGCCTCCTGTGCCCTCCATTCGCGGGTCTTGCGTTCGTCCTCTTTCTTCTCGTAGTCCTTCTTCTGCTCGTAGAACGACTTTCCGGCATCGGGGTGAATGTCCTGCCAGCCCTGCGAAACAGCCCTGTCGATGAAGCCGCGTGCAACCTCGATGTCGTTGCCGCTCTCGCGCCTCAACCTGTTCTCGAACATGGAAAGGGACTTTTGACAGCGGAGCGGCTTCTTGATGTCAATCTTGTAGTCGAGCCAGTAGGCTATCAGTTCCCTCCAGTCGTCCCCGTCAATCGTGTTGCAGAAGTCATCGGCAAGTTTCTTGAAATCAGCCTTTGGCTTTTGGGGGGATTCCCCCTTTAGGGGGATTATAGGGGGTATATTATTATCTTCTTCTTGTATAATATTATTACTTATATTATCTTCTGTGGAAATTTTTTTCCGGTCATCGTGGAAATTTTTTTCCGCACTTTCGGCAATTTCTTTCACTTCAGCGGAATTTTTTTCACCCCCTTGGAAATTTTTTTCCACGTCCTTTACAAATAGCTTGTCGTAATTCTTTCCGAACCTGTAATAATCGCGGGTCTTGTCTTCATCGCATTTCTCGATAAGCCCGCACGCAATCAGCTTGCTTATCCTGTTCTTTATCTGCCTTTCGCTCCCGATGCCGAGGATAGGCAGTTCCTCGATAATCTTCTTCGCGCTCACCCAGAACCACTGCCCCTCAAGCGTGGTTATCCGCAGCGTCTTGGGGGACGAACCGAATATGTGAAAGCACTGGAATATCGCCATGTCGGTGCAGTCCAAGTCCCACCCGTTCGCAACCACCGCGAATTGATTGATTGAAATGTTATAAATTATGTTCATGTCACATAAAAATTTATCCGGACATCATCGTGAGTAGCGCATCACGACAATGTCCGGATATTTGGTATTGCTACCTTAAATTTCTGTTGTCCGCGCTACTTGACAATGCAAATATAATAAAAATCGGATGATTTATCATAACAACAAAAAAAACTTGTCCGGAGTGAGGTCGCGCTCTCACACCAGACAAGCCAATAGGTTTTACAACCTTAAATCTCCACGCGGGCGCGACACCGCATTACAAATATACGAAAAAAATCTATTTCAGCAGAAAAAATCCGTCCTTTTCAAGTCTGTCTCCGAAATCCACGAACTTCCGCACCGCGTCCCTCGCTGCCGGATGCACCATCTCCAGCGCGTCCGCGAAATCCGTTCCGCGGGCAATGAACCCGTCAAACGAGCCGTCCGTGTTCATGTTCAGAATCGTCGTCTCCGGTGCAGACCCGTACAGAGCCTTAATCGCATGCCATTCCCGATTTGTCATAATTTCAATTTTAAGCCGTTAAAATTTTAAGGTAATATAAGTTATCATCCTTGCGGCAAAAGTGGCTGAAACGCCACGGAAACCGCCAAAGAACGAATGCTACACAAATTTCCCGTTCCGAGAAATCTCCACCTCGACCCAGTCGAGGAACTCACCCTCCTCCGGCTCGGGCAAAGGGAACTCCGCAACACGTGCGCACCACTCCTTCCACCGGTCAAGCGATAGCGACATCTCCTCCTTCGTCAGCTCCGCCGAACTCCGCGTGTACTCGACCCACCCGCAAAGCGCATCCTCCCGTTCACGCAGGTACAATTCCGCGTTCGCCGCCCGCTTGTAGTACATCTCCTTCACATACTCCCGCTCCAGCCCGAACTCCGCGGCAAAGTACCCTATCGTCAGGTGCAGCCACGCGTTCTGCGAGCGGCTCCGCCCCGTCTTCTCCACAAGTTCCACGATGCCCCCGTCACGGGCGAGTTTCGCGGCTCTCCGCTCGAAACGCGCCCGCTCAAGGGGATTGTGCAGGTCGTACATCATCGCAGCGTCACAAATTCCGTATCGACGAACTCCACGCCCTCCGGCATCGTTTCCGCGCCCTTCAGCGCGTCGCCCAAGGCCGTCTTGTCTATCTTCGGGACGAGCGTGATATAGGACGGCAATCCCAAGCCAGCCACCTTCGCGCCTATGTCGTACCTCGAAAGGAAGACATCCTCGTTCACGTCAAGCGAACGCCTTGACGAGCGCGATATGCTCACGCCACCGTCAGCCCCCTTCAGCCTGCTCCAGTCGAACAGCCGCATCATTTCAAGGATATGCTCCTTTATCCGCTTCTTCGCGTTGTCCGCCTGCCTCTTCTTCGCGGTCATCCGCTTTATTTCCTCATCGCAGCCCGAAATGAAGCTGTCGTACTCGCGGATAATCCGGTTGTATCCCTCAACCTTCGCGGCCATGTCGTCCGCGTTGTCGGTCATCAGAGCCTCAATCTCGGGCGTAATCTCGCCCCCGCTCTCATAGAGCATCTCTTCAAGTTTCCTTTCCTGCTCTCCGAGTTCGTAGAGCGTCATCTTCTTTTCCATAATCTAATCCGTTAATGTGTTGATAAATGCCTTCAAGTCCGCGTTCGCCCGCGTCCAGAACTGCAAGCCCTCCGGCGACGCCTTCCAGTTGAACGCCTGCTCAATAGTGAACTCCCCCTCGTGCCCTTCGCAGAACGACTGCACCAAGTCATAGTCCTGCGGCTCGTTGTAGCACCTGCACAGGTTGTCGAAATAGGCGTTGTACCATTCCTGCCTGCGCATCCATTTCGCGAGTTTCCTCGCCCTTGTAGTGTTATCCATATCCGTTCTGTGATTACTTATACTGATTAAGCACCTGCTGCTGTTCTTCAGTAAGTGCATAGGTCTGTTCAAGCTTGTCGACAAGGCTCTTCTCGCCCCTGTTCAGACGCTCCATTGCCTTCTCGAAGGCAGCGTCCGAGCACGGCTTCTTTCCCTCCGCAACCGCCTTTGCCCGTGGCTTCCCGCTCCCGAAACGGAAACGCTCGTTGCCGTGCCCGTCCACTATCACAAGGCCGCTCACGTTGCGCCTTTCGTCATACTCGATGGACTTGACGGAGAACCCGCAATAGGGCGACATCGCCGCCTTGCCCGCAGCGTTGGTGTAATACTCCTTGTCGTTGAGGGTAATCCAGATGCGGGGCGCGGAATACAGCTCGCGCCCTATCCCGAGGTTGAAGCAAGCACGCTTGAAGGAATCGGACGCCTGCCCCTTCTCCTTCTCCGTGTTGCTCTCCGTGCCCACGTCCTGCTTGCTGACCCATTCCCCCGTGTCGGGGTCTTTCACGGCCACCGTGCAGTAGAGCCGCTCGCCTATCAGCTGGTGCGAGCGCTGCCAGCCGAATACGCCGAACGTCTCATCCAGAATATTCTGGTCGACGCGAGCGTCCTTGTACAACAGAATGCACGCGCTCACCGTGCCGTCCCGCCTTGCCACCACCTGTGCCGCACGGCAGTCTATGTCCTGCGGCTCAAGCAATCGAAATTTAATCGTGTTCATAATTCAGTTAATTGTTAATTGTTAATTCTCTTCGATTCCAAGAAGCCAGTCCACGCTCACGTCCAGTTTCCGGCTCAGCCGCACCAGCTCCTCGAACTTGAGGCTGCTCGCCTCGCCCCTTATCACGCGCCGCATCAGCTGCTCGCGGCTGTGCTTGGGCTTCTTCTCATACACGGCCTCGGCCAGTTCGGCCAGCGTGACGGGCAAGCCCATAGCCTGCCTCGCTCCCATTGCCTCCTTTACTTTCAGTCTCATACTTTTCAGATTTTGTTATGCAAAGGTACAATTATTTTTAATAACGGCAAAACATTTTATACTTTTTTACAAGAAAAACGGGGAAACTTCACAGCGTCCCCGTTCTCCAAACAATTAACAAATCTAACAATTATGAAATTATTCATGGTGTTCCCGCCACAAATATAGCAAAAAATCACTAAAAAGTGAGTATGTTGTAGGATATTCCCACGCCTATATAAGGTGAAAGTATCACGCGCCCGTCATCGAGAGCCGCCCCGTAACCCGCGTGAACGCCTATCCCCCACGGCTTCCGCCTTGCCCGCTCGGTCACCTTCTCTGTTATTGTTATTGTTCGTGGGTACACCTCAATAAAGTCAAGATGTGGCTCGTATCCGCTCACCTGCGCCCGATAAGTGCTATCCTCATAGACTTTCTCCTCGCGGGAAAGGGTTACATATATAGTGTCTCTCAAAACCTCCGCAACGGGCACTTTTACGCGGATTGTATCGGTCGTGCGTATGTACCTCGGAACGGGCTTGTCTACCCGTATGGTGTCGTGCACTATCATGGTATCACGGACAACGACCGGCTCGGAATCCGGCTCGTGCCCTCCCGTGCACCTCGCCACGCAAAGGAAGGCCGCAAGAGCGAGCACAGCCCCGACCACGGCCGAAACAAGGCATTTGGTCAAATCTTCCATAACAAAAATTTCGGATTTTCCATTGTACTACAACTGTACTACAAGACGATTTTCTCCCCGAGGCGGTTCAAATATCCCCATCTACAACCAGCAGACTGCTGTATCTTACCCATAATATTCTATTTTATGTCGGTGATACCACCCAATTTATTTGCAAGTCGCTCAGTCCAGAAATGGTAATAATCCCCTTTCTTATGCAAAGCCGCGTGCACTATGGAAGGCAATCCCACAACAACAAGATACAGCCACCCCAGATATAGCGACTGCCTGCAATGCCCCAACTCGTGCCTCAGCGTCTTTCCGGAAAAATATTCCGGCAGGATTATCACGTTTCCGAGCGATATGCCCCCGCGCATCCTGTCCGAGGATACCACCGCCACGCGGTTATATTTCCCCGTACGGCAAAAGGACGTGCTCCCCCCGTAACAGAACGCGAGGATTTCGCCCAGCAAGTTCTGCGGCATCTGCCACAGCCACAGCAATAGTTGTATCATCTCTCTCATATTGAATTGATTTTCTGCAAATATAATAAAACTCCGGTACTTCACAGCACCGGAGCATCCGTGTATAAACCCTAACTATAATGAAAAAGAATCGTCCCGCAAATATAGCAAAAGTTCCGTATCATCACGACACGGAACTTCACGCTAATAACCAATTAATTATGAACCACAATATTCCCGCGCTTTGGAGCGGCCGCGGAACACCGCTATTTCACCTCTATCGTTATCTTTCCCGAACATAACGAAAGCCGCTCATATAGTTTCCTGAACGTCGCCGTGCTGTCGGTAACCATGCCCTTCACCGTGTTCTTTCCCACAAGTATGCACCCGTCGGTGTCCTCCGCCGTGTTGCCGCAGTGAATTAAAACGCCTTGGAACGAGGGCACATTCAGCAGCCTCGGCAAATATCCCTTGCAGAAATCGTACTGCCTCTTCTGACTGAAACGCGGTGACTGAACGCGCAACGTCACCTCATACGTTCCCTCCGGTATGGCCGTCTTCCCGTACACCTTTGCCTCCTTGGTCAAGTCACGCGCCCTGTCCTCAAGCGTGTCGCAGAAATACTCCCCGTCAATGTAGAGTTTCCCTATTGTGTAGTTATCGCGTTTCGCGATTCGTTTCAGTTGCATCTTCATATCCTATCATTTTAATTCTGTCCGCCTCCTGTGCCTTGTAAGCCCGCATCAGCTCTTCGACTGTGTAGAAGTCCGCCCCGAAATCCACCTCGTCCTTGTGTTCGTCAAAAAAGGTCTTGCCGCGTCCGAGCGCGGGTCTCCGCAGGGAGCATCCTTGATGCACGCACATATAGTAGCCCTTTGTGGTGCACTCACACCGCTTGTCCGCGAGGTGCGCCTGCAACTTGCCTATCTGCTGCCGCAGTTCGGTATTCTCTGCCTTCAAGTCGGCAATCTCATCATCCTTGCTGCTGTCAATTCCCGTCATAGTCGTTATCGCGTTATTCAGCGCGGTAATAGCCGCGTTGTCCGCGTCCGCCCCCGCCTTCTTTCGCGTGAATCTGAGGGTAAAGAGGGCGGTCAAGCCACCGCCCCCTATGAAGCCCCCCATTATCGACATTATCTGTATCCAGTCCATAGCCGTCCCTCCTATGCCAAAGTCCAGCCCTTCGCGGTCGCCACCGCCTTCTGCTCGTCCGTGAGCTTCGCGAGGTTCGTCTCCCCGAGGGTCAGCGTCTTTCCCGCCCCGCTCACAAGCTTCGCAATCACGCCCACGAGGCTCGCCTGCGTCAGCCGCGTGCAGGTAGACAAGTTCAAATCCGCCACAATCTCCGTTTCGAGGTGAAGCGCCGTGAGTACCGTGCACCCCTTGAACGTGTCCGTGAACTTCTGTATCTTGTTGCCCGTGCAGGTCAGACTTATCTCCACGCACGTGCAGTTCTCGAACGTGCTAATCAAGTCCTGCGGGTTCGTGTTCTTCGTCAGGGTCACGTTGAGGGTCTGTCCGTTGAACTCCCCGAACATGAGCGTATAGCCGTTGTCGTAGTCGGCTGGCAAAGTCACGTTGAGTGTCTGTGCGCTCGCCTTGCTGAAGGTGCGCTTCGAGGTCGTGACCTTCGGGAGGTTCAGCGAATACGCCCCTTCGGACGTGAGGTTGCAGGCCGCGAAGAGGTCGTTCGCGTTGGTGATTGCCGAAAAGTCCAGCTTGTTGAACGTGCCGAGGGGTATGTCACCGGCAAAGTGCATCGCGTTGGGCACTTGCAGGGTCGTGGCAATCGCGGCTATGCAGTTGGCATAGGTGGAGAGCACGTCATTGCAGGCCACGCCCTTTGCCTGTATAGCCGCCTTGATAGCCGCCTTCGAGGATGCTATCGCGTTGAGCTTGTCTTCAGTCGTTCCCATGTCACTTCACCTCCCCGTTTATAGCGTCAAGCTGCGCGTTGATTGACTGAACCGATGTCGTGCCCTCGATGAGAGTGCCGTCCGCCTGCAACTTGACGTTGAGGTTGTCGGCATAGTCGTTGGTGTTCTTGACGAGCATTCCGTACCAGTCCCCGTTAATCTTGTGGAGCGTTCCGGCATAGACGCCCTTGTAGGTGCAGTGCATCACCTGCGCGTCCGGAACTTTTGAGAGGAACACCTCAAGCTGCGCCTTGTTCGAGAGGGTCGTCTCCGTGAAAGGCACGGGGGTATGGGAATACTTGATTGCGTCAAGCATCTCCACGACCTCGTTTGAGGTCTTTTCGAGAAAGTAGTTAGTTTCGCTGAAAGTGAGTTCCCCGTCGGAAATGTTCACGTTGCACGGATAGTGATGGCTTTCGTTTATGTCAGTGACCACGCCCGAAAGAAGCGTCCCCGTGCCTATGTTGAGAGTGCCGAAATACTCCTGCGAGTTGCCCGTGATGCGTATCGGTGTGGAGTAGCCGTTGGAGGTGTCTATTCCCGCGTCCGTGAGGACTTTGAGGAAAGCCGCGAGGGCGGTCTTGTTAGCCGCCTTGTCGTCCGCCTTCAGCTCTATCGCCCCGAGTGCCTTCACGCCCTTGGCAAGAGCATTCACCTCGTTTATAGCACCGACAATCTGCTTGGAGGTGGTGGTGAGGGTGCTGGATTCTACCGGCTGTATGTGAGTTGTAATATAAGCCACCCAACTATTTTCTATGGCCACATTCGAAGATGCTCCACCTGGACCTGTAACTATACCCGTATACTTAGCACCTGCACTATTGGGGTGATACATTACATATCCAAATTCGGTGTCTAAAAAGCAAATCGGTATGACATACCCCTTTGTAGTATCAACGCCCAAAGCCTTCAGATTATTCACATAACCCTCAATAGCGGTCTTATTTGCCAACTTTATTGCATCTGTGTTGCCAGTTCGGATTGTTACCGCTTCGAGGTGCTGGAAGAGCGGGGTGATGATGAAGGCACCTGAATTAAAGGAAACACAAACGTCAATCATATCCGGTGTGGTATCTGACCGGAATGTACCGCCGAAAAAATCATTTCGATTGGTACAATAGTTCATTATGCCGCTATAATGGTTTCCATTATAATCTATAATTCCCATAAACCTCGCTCCACTCAAGCCATTTGCGCCCGTCAAAGCCCTCCAATCAGCCTCAAATTGGTCTAACTTCGCCTTCCTTTCGGCATCTGTGCCTGTGAGGTCTATTTCCTTCAATATCATCTGTGAGGCCACGTTCAGAGCCTCCGGATTCACCTGTGTAATCTGTCCCATATCTATTCCTCCTCTGTTTCGTTGAACTTGCCCCTTTCCTCAAAGAACTCCGGTCTTTCAGCCTTGTATGCCTCGTATGCCCTTGTCCTCTGCTCGTCAGTGAGGGTGAACGCCCCGTTTTCTACATAGGCATCGTATATCGCTCTCTGATACCCGTGCTTCTTGTCAATCCTGCCCTCAAAGTGTGTGTACAGCCTTTTGAGGTCGTCAATCGTTAGTCCGAGTTCTTCAGCGAACTCCGGAACGAGGAACTTTCCGAACTCCAAGCCTTCAGCCTTATCTCTCAAGGCATATTCAATGAAATCCGCCTTTGGCTTTGCCGCCCACTCAATCGTGCACCGCCCGCTCATCGAGGATTGCCTGTAGTTCGTGAACCCGTTGGGCGTGTCGGTGTAGACGAGAATGTCCCTATCCTTGCTCTGAAAGTCGGGCATCCCCTCAAAGAATGCCCTGCTCCCTATCGTAAATCTTTTTTCCATATTCGTTGTTGTTTTTAGTTAATCAAGTCAGCCTCGCAGTACTGCTTTATCTCCCCCTTGCTGTTCTTCGCTATAATCCACTCGTAGTCCGAGCCTGGTGGGAATGAAGCCGCGTCTATCACGATTGCGGTCTTGCTTGAAGATGACACGCCCTTTACTCCCGCCTTCACGACAAAGTTCTTCAGCGGAGTTGAATATGTAGGAGTACCGCTCGACTTTATCGTTATGTTGTTCACACCGCTCTCAAGACGGAAGTATGAAACAAAGTCCTGCAATACCTTCGTGCCCGATACCTCGTTGCCACAAGTCCAAGAGTTGCAGCGGTTGCCACAAGTCCAAGAGTCGCAGTCGTTGCCGCAAGACCAAGAGTCGCAGTCGTTGCCACAAGTCCAATAGTAGCAGTTGTTGCCGCAAGTC